GTTGAGACGGGCATCGCCCCGTCAGTGTTGCTGGCGGAATCTCCACGAATGCTCTACACGATGACCGCGTATCTGCGTTGGCGTGCAGTGAAGCAGAACCCGAACACGCCCTACAATCGGTGACATGGCATACGTCAAACGACTTGGCGACACAGTCGGCGCACGAGGCATGGGTGCCGACATCCAAATACGAGTCGACGGACTCTTCGATTTCCTGCGTATAGCAAGCCAGGCGTATCCTGACTTCAACCGAGAACTTCGCAAAGCATCCGAAGAAATCGCTCAAGTCATTGTTGACCAAGCCAGAGTCAATGCAGCCGGTCAACCTAAGCACGGTCAAACCGTTCGTGGTTCCTCTGGTCGTTCTCAAGCGCAAGTCGTTGTCAATGGCTTGCGTGCCAGACGCGATCGAGTGCCAACAATCAAACTCGACCACAACAAGCTCTATCCATCAAAGTCGAGGAGCAACCGCAGTCGTGGTCTCGGCATGATGGGACCAGCCCGATTCGGTGCAGGTGAATCCTCTCCATACCGAGGCTTCGACCGTAAGGTCACCTATGGCGACGTCTTCTGGGGTGCCGAGTTCGGTGGCCGTCGCCGCAAAACCACCCAACAGTTCCTTCGTCATCGTGGACGCCAGGGCTACTTCTTCTGGCAGGCGGTCCGAGACAAGCGGTCATACATCTCCAAGGCATACGACGAAGCGATTGTCAGCATCTTGAAAACTCTTGCCTCGGGAGCCAAGTGACGCTAGGGTGACCATAGGAGGCCCGCCATGCCGACTTACATACGAGCAGTCAAGTTCGACGACGTCAAAACCGTTCGCCCAAAACAGTTCGCCATTTCTTGGCTTGGTCTTGAATCGTTGCTGACCAACAGTGTCGAGAACGTGGACAAAACAAAACGCGAACTCTGGTCGCCAGTCGAGTATTACCATCTCTCTACCCGAGGCAATCAGAACGTCAAGAACGTGACCTGCCTCGTGGTTGACATGGACGGCGAATCGTTCGATTACGCCAAACTCGATGGGCTTGAGTATCTGGCCTACACGACTTGGTCACATCGACCCGATGATGAGCACTGGCACTTGGTCTTGCCGCTTGCGAAACCAGTCCCCGGACATAGATGGAGCGAAGTCTGGACTCAACTCCATGAGCGCATCAACATCGTCGGCGATCCGCAGACCAAAGACCCTGCTCGCATCTTTTATCGTCCGCAACATCGCCCCGGCATCACACCTGGCTTCAAGCGTCAACATGGTGCGTGGCTGGAGCCGAATCTTGAGGCGCGTTTCTATCCTCGCCCTGCGTTTCGCAAGAATGTCCGTGCTGCTCAATCGTCTGTCAGCCACGATGTTTTGAGTGAGGCATGGTGGAATGAACCGCAAGACCTGTCACGATTCGAGGGCATGACGAAGACTCAGATTGCGGCGTCTCTGTTGGAGGAGTACGAGGAACTCAGAAAGACGCTGTCGTTTGACTGAGTAGAATCGGCAGTCATGGCCGTGACCCGTGACTTCATCGTCAAGCTCATCGCTGACCCGAAGGAATTGCTCAAAGGTTTTGCGGACATTGGCGATCGTGCCAAGGCAATCTTCGGCGGTGCCGAAGCAGACATACAGAAGCTCGTGCCGAGCATCGCTGCGGTCACGGCTGCGTCGGCTGCGGCGTTCGCCGGGCTGGCTGCGTTCGCCACGAAGGCAACACAGGCCGCCATCGAAGACCAGGCTGAACAAGAACGTCTCGCTCAGACGCTCCAGAAGGTGGTGGGCGCAACGGATGAGGCGGTGGCTTCGACGGAGAAGTTCATCGCTGGGCTGGCGAAAACGACCACATTCTCCGACAGCCAACTTCGCCCGGCTCTGTCATCGCTCGTCGTTGCGACTGGTGACCTAACTCGAGCGCAAGACCTGCTCACGGTCGCCCAGGACATCTCGATTGCGACTGGAACTGATTTACAACAGGTCAGCGATGCGCTTGCCAAGGCAAGCAATGGAAATAACAAAGCCCTTCAGGCGTTGAGTCCGACGCTGCGAGACAACATCAAGGAAGGTCAATCCTTCGATCAGGTGTTGCGAGAGCTGCAAGCGAACTTCGGCGGTGCTGCACAAGCGGCAGGTCAGACGCTGTCTGGTCAGATGACCATCCTGCGTAACCGATTTAATGAAGTTGTTGAGTCAATCGGTGCGGCATTCTTGCCAATCCTTGAAGAGCTCGTCGTGGCGTTGGGATTCGTGGCGACATTCATCGAGAACAACACGACGCTCGTCATCTTCCTGACGTCTTCACTGCTGGCGATGACGGGAGTTATCACCGCAGTCGTCGCAGTCTGGGGTGCGTACAAGGGAGCATTGGCGCTGGCTTCGGCAGCGAATGCCGTATTCGGTGCAAGCCTGACGGCCACAGGAATCGGTGCAATCATCGTCCTGATTGGTCTGCTGGTCGGCGCATTCGTCACCCTCGTCGCCAAGACGGGCAGCGTCTCCAACGCATTCAAGACAATGGGCAACTTCCTGATTATGGTCTGGGAGCAGGCGACGAACAACATTCTGATCGGCGTCAACTTCGTCATCGATGCATTGAACCTCATCACGAGTCCGCTGCGGAAGATTGGCATCGACATCGGAACCATCGACAAGATCGCCCCGGTGGCGTTCGGTCGCATGGAACTCTCCGCCAAAGATGCCGCCGACGGAGTCGACCAGATTCGAGTTCGCCTCGAGCAGACCTCTGGCGTCCTACAACGCTTCGTCTCGGGTGTCCAGGCAGAGAACCGTGCCCGTATGGCATCGCAGGGTGCGCTCGACAAATACAACGAATCGGTGAGGAAGCAAATCTCTGCCGGTGCTGGTGCAGCCGAGAAGACCAAGACCGCAGCCGACAAGTTGAAGGAATACACCCAAGTCTTGAAGTCAGCGCAGCAGGCATCCAAGGCGTTCGGTGACGCTCAGAAGCGCACGAGCCGCGCCCAGCAGTCGGTGGCCGAAGCAGACAAGGCGGTCGCCGACGCCCAGGCTGCGTTGCTCAAGGCTCAGCAGGCTGGTTCACCAGCCGAGATTGCCGACGCCCAGCGTGCTGTGGCTGCGGCTGAACGTGGTCTTGCCAGGGCGAAGTTCGGTCAAGAAGAAGCAATCATGGCGGTGCGCGACGCTGAACGCAAGCTCGCCGATGTTCGTCAAGACCCGACATCGACACCTGATGCGATTCGTCGTGCCGAGATTGACTTGGCTGAAGCGAAGTTCGCTGTTGCCGACGCCGAAGACAACCAGATCGATGTCGCCAACAAGCTCAACGAGGCTCGCCGACAGTTGCGTATCGCCACCACAGGTCTTGCCGAGGGCGACCGCGAGCTCGTGCCGTTGCAGGATGCGGTCACCAAGGCGCAAGAGCGTCAGCGTGAGGCTGCCGACGCCTACACCGAAGCCCTAGAGAACCAAGCCGAAGCACTTGAGAACTACAAGACGGCATTGCAGGAATTGGCAGATGTCGCCAAGAACTTCCCGAAGATTGCGGCCAACGTCGGCCAGCCGGGGCTTATCCCGACGGTGCCAACACCAGCGGCCACCGGCATGATGCAGATGCCAGACACCGCTCAGCAGGCTCCGATCATCGTGAACGTGACGGCTGGTATCGGCGGGAACGCCTACCAGGTCGGCAAAGAAATCATCGAGGTGTTGGATCAATACACGTCGGTGGCTGGTCCGCTCGACACCTTGATGCGCGTGGCCTGACATGGCCAAGACGATGCCGTGGGGTGAAACCCTCAAGGTGCTGCTTGACGCAGGGTTCGTGCAAGATGCGTTCACGCTTGACTCATCGACGCTGAACGGCGGCGACACACTCGACGGCTCCACCGACTTCGTCGACGTCACCGAGTACGTCCTGTCGGTCGGCATCACTCGCGGTCGCACCGACCAGTTGCGCTCGCAGTTTCAGCCGGGTGTCTGCCAGATCGTGCTCGATGACCGAGCATCAGGTCGCGCCTTCGACCCAGCCAACACCGCCTCGCCCTACTACCAGGGCGACCTCGGCATCGCTCCACGACGCTTCGTCCAGGTCTACGCAGGTACCGCCGGTGACGAGCCGCTGTTCGTCGGGCGAGTCCAAGACCTTGACATCGAATACGAACAACCCGATCTCTCCACCTGCACCATCGTCGGCGTCGACGACCTCTCGAGCTTCGCCAAGACAACCCTGCTCGCTTTCACTCCACCACAGGAACTCACCTCGGCCCGCGTCACCCGCATCCTCGACCGACCAGAAGTCGCCTATTCGACCGCCACCCGCAACATCTCAACTGGTGTCGCCACGCTCGGCACGTTCGCATACGCCGACGGCGACAGCGTCGCAGCCGCATTGCAGCAAGTCGCCGAATCAGAGGATGGCCGTTTCTTCATCGCACGCAACGGCAACGCAACCTTCCAACCCCGCATCGACTTCACCTTTTCCACCGCGATCGCCACCTTCTCCGACGGCGGCACCGCCATCCCATACCAGTCACTCGACGTTCTCTACGGTGCCGAAACCCTCTACAATTCGGTCACCGTCACCACCCAAGCCAACGCGCTTGGCACCGCATCCGACTCCGCATCCATCACCCAATACGGCATCACCAACTACAGCCTCAACGACCTGCCACTCGCCAACGCCACCGAAGCCGCGACCCTCGCCCAGAACATCGTCGACAAATACAAAGACCCCGTCTCACGCTTCGTGCAAATCGGCATCACCATGAACGGCTTGTCAGCCGCCAACATCGAAACCGTCGACTCCTTCGAGATTGGTGACGTCATCAGCGTCGTCAAGAACTTCGCCACCGGGGCACCAGCCTCAATCACCCAGGACGTGT